TAGGTCTACTTATGCAGGGTTTTCTAATAAATTATCTAAAGGAACACCTAATCAATATTGGGTAGAGAGATTTATTGATAAAGTTAGAATACATATTTATCCAACACCTGATTCAACAAACGCATCTAAAGATATGCATTTCTTTTTTATAAAAAGAATTCAAGATGTAGGTGATTATACAAATGCAACAGATGTGCCTTTTAGATTTGTGCCTTGTATGGTGTCAGGACTTGCATTTTATCTTGCACAAAAATATCAACCACAACTTGTTCAACAAATGAAACTATATTATGAAGATGAGTTTGCAAGAGCATTAGCGGAGGATGGGTCAGCTTCAAGTACATACATTACACCTAAAGCTTATTACCCAGGAACATAATGGCAAAGTACGCAACAGGAAAAAATGCAAAAGCAATATCAGATAGATCTGGTTTAGAATTTCCATTTATAGAAATGGTTAGAGAATGGAATGGATCTTTTGTACACGTATCTGAGTTTGAACCAAAGCAACCACAGCTTGAACCAAAACCTATGAATGGTGATGCAATATCTTTACGTAATGTTAGACCAGACAGAATAGAAAATGCAGTTCCATATTCTATTCCAGAAAATGGTTTTGAAACTTATGAATCAGGATCAGGTGTTATAAATGTTACAGCACCAGGACATGGTTTAACAAATGGAACAACTTACAGATTTAGAGGTGCACCTGTAGCTACAACTGTAGCAGGTGGAACTTTTCAATATAATAATCCAGCAGACTTTGATGGTATTACAGGTGTTAATATTGCAAAAGCAGCTGGATATGCAATTACAACTGGAATATTTAGAAGTGGTGCAAGAATTAGCACAGATTATGCAGTAGCAAATTTCTTCTTCTTTACAGTTGATACTGATACTGCTACAATTGGTGGAGTTAAAGGAGGAGGAATTGGTTGTTCTGTTGGACCAATTACATTAAGCGCATGATTAAAAAATTTTTAAATTGGATAAAAAATATATTTAAACCCACAAGACAAAACGAAGTTGAACAAAAAGGATTTCCAATAATAAACGAAACTGCAAAACAAAAAAAGATACGTTTAAAACACAAAGGAGAATCTAAATAATGGCTGGGTTAAGTGCATCAGGATTAAAAACACAAATAAGAAGTTATACTGAAACAGATTCTACTGTGTTATCAGATTCTGTTTTAGAAAATATTATTTTAAATGCACAATATAGAATTTTTAGAGATGTGCCTATTGATGCTGACAGGAAACAACAATCAGGTAATTTAGTTACAGGTCAAGAAACAATTAATGCTCCAGCAGGTGCCGTATTTATTAGAGGAGTACAGGTGTATGATTCTACTTCAGCTATAACTGGACCTAACGTGTGGTTAGAAAAAAAAGATGTTACATATCTTCAAGAGTATATATCCTCAACTGCATCAGGTAAAAGAGGTCAACCAAAATACTACGCTATGTTTGGAGGTGGCACAGGAGAGTCTGATACTACATCCGGTAGAATGATGTTTGCTCCAGTGCCTGATACTACTTATAAATTTAGAGTTCACTACAACGTAGCCCCTGCCTTATTAGAAAATAATGATACTAATTATATTAGTCTTAATTTTCCAAATGGTCTGTTATATTGTTGCCTATCTGAGGCATATGGATTTTTAAAAGGTCCAATAGATATGTTGACACTATATGAAAATAAGTATAAACAAGAGGTACAGAAGTTTGCTAACGAGCAAGTTGGTAGAAGACGAAGAGATGACTATACTGATGGTGCTGTTCGTATACCAATAACCTCAGCAAACCCATAGGAGAGTAAATTATGGCAATAACATCGGCAGTTTGTACAAGTTTTAAAGTAGAACTTTTAAAAGGAGTTCATGACTTTACAGCTACAACAGGAAACACATTTAAAATAGCGTTATACACAAGTTCAGCGACTTTAGGAGCTTCAACAACAGCGTTTTCAGCAACAAACGAAATAACAAACGCATCTGGAAGTGCATATACTTCAGGAGGGGCTACACTTACAAGTGTAACTCCAACAGCATCAAGCACGACAGCTGTTTGTGATTTTGCAGATGTAAGTTATACTTCAGCATCCTTTACAGCTAATGGTGCTTTAATTTACAATGATTCAGCAACTGGAGACCCTGCTGTTTGTGCGATCGCATTTGGTTCAGATAAAACTGTAACAAGCGGAACTTTCACAATTCAATTTCCAACAGCAGACGCAAGTGATGCAATCATAAGAATAGCATAAGGAGGAACTCCTTATGTCTACATCAATATGGGGCGGAGACGACCCTCTCGTAGCATGGAATCAAAACTCATGGCAGTCTAACGTAGCAACTGTTTCACTAACAGGTGTGTCTGCAACAACATCAGTTGGAACTGTAAAATCTTTTCCTGAAGCAGGTTGGGGATCTGATGGTTGGGGTGAAGATGGTTGGAGTGGAACTTTTATCGTATCTTTAACAGGAGTCTCTGCAACAACATCAGTTGGTTCTGTATCAGTAGATGCAGAAATAGGTTCTGGTTGGGGTAGAGGAACTTGGAACAACAACGAAGGTTGGGGTATTCAAGGAACAGTTTTACTTGGTGGACAGTCTGCAACATCAAGTGTTGGATCACTTTCTCCTGCTGACGTAATGGGACTAACAGGAGTTTCTGCAACAGTAAGTTTGGGAGATCTTACAATAATTGGTAATGTAGTTGTTGCACCAACAGGACTTTCTGCAACAACGAGTGTTGGATCTTTAACAACAGCGGATGTAATGGGACTAACAGGTCAAGCAATGACTTCTGCGTTAGGTTCAATAACACCTGCAGATGTAATGGGAGTTACTGGTGTTTCTGCAACTACATCTATTGGAGATCCAAGTATTACTTCAAATCCTACTGTTCTGCCAGCAGGAGTTTCTGCAACAGTAAGCGTAGGTTCAATAACACCAGCAGATGTAATGGGATTAACTGGTGTTTCTGCAACAGTAAGTGTAGGTTCAATAACACCAAAAGATGTAATGGGATTAACTGGTGTTTCCGCAACAGCCTCTATAGGAGAAATAGGAATTCAAGCATTTCAAGACATTGACACTGGTTCAAATACATCGTATACAAGTATTGCAACTGGATCAAATACAAGTTATAGTGACGCTGCATAGGAGATAAATTATGGCATCAACATTCACCCCTTTGGGTATAGAAAAACAAGCAACTGGTGAAAATGCTGGTACTTGGGGAACAAAAACAAATACTAATTTAGAGCTCGTAGAACAAATAGCTGGTGGTACTGCTTCACAGGCTGTATCAGATTCTGGAGATACAACTCTTTCAGTTACTGATGGTGGAACAGGTGCAACTCTTGCACATAGAGTTATAGAGTTTACTGGAACATTAACTGCATCTAGAAATGTTACAATACCTTTAGATGTTCAACAACTTTATCTTTTAAAAAATGGAACTTCTGGATCACAAAACGTAGTATTTAAATATGCAACTGGATCAGGAACTTCAGCTACAGTTGCAAATGGTAAATCAATATTAGCATATGCAAAAGCTGATGATGGTACGAATCCAAACATAGTTTCCGTTGAATTTGGTGGAGATGTTGTAGATGATACATCACCACAATTAGGTGGAGACTTAGATGTTAATGGAAATGATATTGTATCAACTTCAAATGCAGACATTGATATTATTCCAAATGGAACTGGAGATGTTGTTCTTGCAGCGGATACAGTAAAAGTTGGAGATAGTGGTGCAGCTGCTGTTTTAACATCGAATGGGGCTGGAACATTAACCGTAACAACAGGTGGTGCATCAGACTTAATTTTAAACACAAATAGTGGAACAAATGCAGGAACTGTTACTCTTACAGACGCAGCAAATGGAGATATAACTATAGCTCCAAATGGCACTGGTAGAGCAAAAGTAACTAATGCTTCACCAGGAACAAGTTCTACTCAAACTGTAACTACTGATGGAAAAGGTATTGTCTTTTCCATGGTTTTCGGGTATTAATTTAGAAGGAGAATAAAAAATGACAACACCAAATCTTGTAAATATAGCAACAATCACACCCAAAAACGCTATGGGTAGTTTATCTGATACAAACAGAACTACTATGATTGATGTCCCTGCAGAAACTGCAGTAAGAATTGATACAATATTATTAGCAAACATTGATGGAACTAACGCTGTTGATGCAACAGTAGAAGTTAGTAACGACAATGGTTCAACATACTATAAAATAGCAAGCACAATTTCAGTGCCTGCTGATTCAACATTAGATTTAATTCAAAGACCTATCTACTTAGATGAAACAGATTTAATTGCTGTTACAGCTGGTGCTGCTAACGATTTAGCATTTCATGTTTCTTATGTAGAAATGTTAGATTAATTTTAAGAAGGAGAAAAAGTAATGCCAAAAATTATAAAACCATCAAAAGGAACTTTTACATCTGCTAATATTACAGTTGACTCTGCAGGTAGAATTGTATCTGCATCAAGTGGAACGGCAGGAGACTCAAATATTTTTCCATCATATATAGCGCAAACTGGAACTTACACTGCTCAACCCGGCACAAATAAAATTTATGTTTATGCTGTCGGTGGAGGGGGCGGCGGAGGCGGTCAATTTGGAAGTGGACGAGGAAACGGCGGAATCGGGGGATCAGGCTTAGCTGTTATTCCAGTTTCAGCTCCTTACACAGCAGCTATAGTAGTTGGTAACCCTGGTTCGGGAACAACTGGAACAGGACAAAGCGGTTCAGCTGGAACAGCAAGCACCTTAGATACAAATACGGTGGTGGCTAATGGTGGTAACGGTGGTTCAGGGCGAGGTAGTACCCCAGGAAACACAGGTAGTTTTTCAGTTGCTAGTCCTGCAACATCATTATTTGATTATAGTCCAATAGGTAGTGCTTCCTGTGATCTTATATTTGGTGGGAGCTCTAATACTGCATCTAGAGGTGGACCGGGACAAGGTCCAGGATCATCAGGTGGATCAGGCGCTGTCGTAATATACGAACCACTAGGATAAAAATGGCAAAAGTTTTCTTTAATAAAGAAGGTATTGTTGCTGAAAATATATCTCACATGTGTTTAAATGATGAGCAATATCAAGAGCAAAGACCATTAGATTATCAGGCACATTTTTTAATGAGAGAGTGCTCTGATGAGGATTATAATAATTTTTATAGAGGAAGAAAAAATATTATAATAAATGAGGATGAAAGTATTACTTCCGAAGACCTTATAGAAGATAATACAAATCAAACTGAAATTTTATTTACTAAGTTTAAAACTAACTTCTATAACAAACTAGTTGATTTTAAAAAAGATTTCCCTAATCATTCAAAAATGTCAGAAATAGATTCTATAATAGATTTCATAGACAATATTGATATTTCAAGTTTGACATTTCCTCATTTACATTTTGAGAGATATCTAATAAATAATGACAAGTATATAATCTTAAATTTTATTTAATATTGTATTTTTTAAAAATACGTATATAAATAATTGATGACTAAAGAAAGAAAGATAACACAG